TGTATATGGACTTGGAGAGATAGGAAGTTTAGAAGGTGCTTGTATAAAAGACTGGAAACCGATTGACTTACCAGACGAAGCAAGACTACTTTGTTATGGAATGGATTTTGGTTATACTAATGACCCTTCAACTTTAATAGCGCTTTACAAATACAACAACGCTTACATATTTGATGAGGTAATCTACCAAAGAGGTTTACTAAATAGTCAGATAAGCAACTTACTTAAAACACATCAAGCAAAAGAAATCATATATGCAGATTCAGCTGAACCTAAAAGTATTGCAGAGTTATCAAGCTATGGTCATTTAGTATTACCAGTAAAGAAAGGTAAAGACTCAATAGTGTATGGTATCAACCTTATCAATCAAAATGAAATATACATAACTAATAGAAGTCATAACTTAATCAAAGAACTACAGAACTACATTTGGTTAAAGAACAAAGAAGGAGAAACACTTAACAAACCTATAGATGCTTTTAACCATTGTATAGATGCGATGAGGTATGCTATCACTTCACAATTAGAGAATCCTAATAAGGGTCAATATTACATTTACTAAATGTTAAAGAAATGTTAAAGTTTTGTTAAAATTTAATAAACATTGTTGTTAATAAGTAAATGCGTTGTATATTAGCTGTATAATTAATTAGTTATTTGAAATGTTGTAATAAATCGAAAGCATTAGTAAATGTAGTTTAGTAAAATATCTGCATTGAGAATGTTTCTTAAAAAGTATGAAAATGTGTTAGTAACTATCCTTTAGTAAGAAATTTAAGATAGATTTATACAGCATAAATAAAACAAAACAAAACAAATGAAAACAAGGTTAATGACAAACAAACAAAAAAATTCTTTCAGGTTAGATGTTATAGACAACAAAACGCTCGAAAGTTATTACTTCAAAACTGAAAAAGAAGCTAAAGACTTCCAGAAGTTTACAATAGAATTAGAAACATACAAAAAATTTATATAATGAAAAAACTAAAACAATACTTAACATTATCATTATTTTCATTTGTATTATTAATTGCAAGTGTAGTATTATTATCGCTTGAATCTATTATACATGACTTAATATTTTAAATATGGTAGAGGTAAAACAAGGCGAAGTAATAGTAACAAAAAACAACACAACAAAAATATACACACTAAAAGAATACACAGATACAATATACTATAGAAAACTATATACAAGAATATATCAAATAATTTGTTTATTAGCTACTATGTTTATTCCAGCAATAATGATTAACTTGTTTAAATGACAAGAAATGTAAGAGTTGCTATTAGCTGGTGTTTAAAGAATGACATAAAGGTAATAGTAAAGCCATTAACAAGAACAAGAAGACCAGAAGTTAAATTAGAGATACATAAACAAGGAAGAATACAAATAGGAAATGAAACATACAGACAAGACAAAAAACTAGGAGATAAGATACAAGAACTGTACTTATATCTATATAAGACATTAAGATAATTTTAGTTGATAGTTAGTTGAAAAGAGGGTTGCTTTATACAAAGTAATCCTTTTTTTGTTTTATAAAAAACACTTTATGCAATTAGAAGTTTCTATACCTAGTACACTAAAAGAAGTTCAGTTAAAAGACTATCAAGATTTCTTACTTATAGAGAATCCAAGTAATGATGATTTACTTAAATGCATCCTCAACATAAATACTAAAGAGCTAGGTAAGATTAAAGACAAAGATGTAGATTACTTAATCAATCACATCAATAAATTATTTGACCAAGAACATAAGTTTATACCTACGTTCAATTTAAATGGTGTTGCTTATGGTTTTATACCAAACCTAGATGATATTACCTATGGAGAAAATAAAGACGTTACAAGCTATATAAACGAGTGGGGTAATATGCATAAAGCAATGGCTGTATTATTCAGACCACTTAAACAAAAGCAAGGACATAAGTATCTAATAGAAGAATACGAAGGAAGCCACAAGTATAGCGAGGTAATGAAACAAATGCCATTAAGTGTTGTGTTAGGTGCTATGGTTTTTTTTTACAATTTAACCAACGAATTGCTGAACTATATACCGAACTATTTGGAGGAGCAACTAATGAAGGGACAGACCAAAGGTCAAATTTCTCAAGAAAATGGGGAAGCTATTCAGAACTATATACACTTGCTCAAGGAGACATTACAAGATTTAAACAAGTTGCAAAGCTTCCATTACACCAGTGTTTAATGTACTTGGCATTTGAAAAAGAAAAAGCAGAATTAGAATCAAGAATGATAAAACGTAAATTAAAATAATATGCAAGGATTTTATAATCTATCCGAAAAGATAAGACAAAAACTACAATTAGATGACTTTGTCAATACTGTTACCTATGGAGATTTATTCGAAGTAGACTTAAACAAACAGACTATATTCCCACTATCACACTTTATGGTAAACAGTGCAACAATGCAAGGTAACGTATGGAACTTTAGTTTATCGTTATTATGTATGGATATAGTAGATGAGAGTAAGAACTTTGCAGAGGGAATACCACAAGAGTTTAGAGGAAACAATAACGAGCAAGATGTATTTAATACACAACTAGCAGTAGCTAATAGATTACTAGAGTTATTATTAAGAGGAGATTTATATGTAGACAAATACCAATTAGATGGAGACCCAACGTTAGAGCCTTTTGTAGATAGATTTGAAAACAAGTTAGCTGGATGGACAGTATCTTTTAATGTACTAATACCAAATGATATGACTATATGTTAAAGAACTTACAAAAAGAGTTACAGTCATTAGGGAGTTTTGTAGTACAAGAATCAAGAAAAAACCTTACTAAAGGCAAACATAATGTAACAAGAGGATTATTTAATAGCATTGGTTATGATGAAGATAATCAAAACGGAGTATATTCAATTGATTGGTTTATGGATGAGTATGGTACTTTTTTAGACAAAGGTGTAAAGGGTACTAAATCAAATTATATTGAAAACAAAAACTCTCCATATAGTTATAAAAACAAAAAACCACCAATGCAACCTTTAGCTGATTGGGCAAAAAAAAGAAATATAAGATTAAGGCAATATAAAACAGTTGATGGTGAAAAAGTACCAACTGGTAAATTTGCAAAAGGAAGTTATAAGACTATAGGGTTTATATTACAAAAAAGCATATTTGAAAAAGGGATTAGACCATCGTTCTTTTTTACAAAAGCATTTAATAGTGCAATTAAAAAATATCCAGAATTATTAAGTAAAGCATTTGCACAAGACATAACAGACATATTAAAAGACAACAACAATGAGTAAAATAAACGTAAGAAGTCCTTACTTCATAAACCTAGCAACTACTAATTTAACAAGTGCAAAGCTAGAAATAGAAATATATTCAGGTGCAGAAAATACAAGTTGGCAAAGTTCTCCACAATATACACTTACTTCAACAGCTATAGATGAAAAAATAAACTTTGAAATAGCTGAACTTATAAAAGATTATATTAGTGCTTCATTTGATGGGAATTTCCCAACTTCTCCAGTAACAACTTCTGAAGCTACTACTATATTTGTAGATTATAGGGTTACAGAAACAATTAACACAACAGCGCAAACTCCAGTTGATGTATTAGGAGAGAGAGCTTTTTATGGTTATGGATATTTTGAAGATGGAGCAAATCCGAGTTTTAATAATATTTACTATTTACAAACAAATAATACAATTGTTAAAAACAAGAATGAAACAGTTACGATTCCTGTAGATAATACAATTGCAACAACTCTAGTTTGGAAATATCAAGGAACAACAATTTCAACAATATCAATAACAGCAGAAACAAATATACAAGACCAAATTACTTATGTAACAAGTACTGGAATTTCAGATGTAGATGAAGTTGAAATATCAACTGGTGTAAAAACAACAACTGCTTATATAGAATCTTTTGAAGAATGTAAATACACTCCATATAAATTAACATTTATAAATAAATACGGAGCATATCAAGATATATGGTTTTTTAAAAATTCTAAACTTGCAATGACTACTGAAAAAGACAAATACAAATCTAACATACTAAACAACGGAACATACGAAACATATAACGCACAAGTTAGATTACTATCTAAAAACGCAAACCAAAGACTTACGTTAAATAGTGGTTATTATCCAGAAAGTAATAATGAAGTCTTTAAACAACTATTTTTAAGTGATAAAGTATGGATAAAATACGATAACAAAACACTAGCTGTAAATATTGAGAATAACAATATAGACTACAAAACAAGTCTTACTGATAGTTTAATAAACTACACAATAGATGTAAGCTTTGCGTTTGATACTATAAACAACATAAGATAAATGAATTTAGAATTATATATAGATAATGTTAGGGTTGATTTATTTACAGATGAAGCAATTACTATTACAGATACACAACAAAACATACGTGATATTGCTTTAGTATTTACTCCTTTTAGTCAGCAGTTTAATTTACCAGCATCCTCTACTAATAACAAAATATTTAAACATTATTACAACAATGACATAATAAATGGTTATGATGCTAGGTTTAGAGTTGATGCTATTATAAAACTTGATGGAGCAGACTTTAAAGTAGGTAAAATTAGATTAGATTCTGTGTCAATGAAAGACAATAAAGCACACGCTTATAAAGTTGTGTTCTTTGGCAATACTTCAAGCCTTAAAGATATATTTGGAGATGAAACATTAAGTGCTTTAAATCCATTATCTGCATATGACATTAGTTTTGATGCAGCT